AAGAAGAAGGAAAAAAAGTGATAAAGAAGACTCTTACTCCTAAGCAGCAGAAGATCGCTGGGGCTGCAAAGCCAACAGACAAGATCACTGGCGCTGACTTCAAAGCCCTCAAAAGAGGTCAGGCACCAAAGATGACTATGAATAAGAAAAAAGGCATGTAGTGAAGTACAACAAGATCAACGACGCCAAGCAGGATGCTAAGACTACCAAAGGTCTAGACAAAGAGCAGAAGGCGATGTTTGAGAAGATGGACAAGAAGCACCGCAAGCCTAAGTCTCAGGAAGACGATCGCAAGATGGACGTCGCCAATGTAAAGAAGATCAAGGCCAAAGAGAAAGCCCACGAAGCCAAGGAAGGCAAGAAGGGCGAGAAGGCTGAGGACAAGCGAGAGAAGAAGTCCAAAAAGAAGTAATGACTAAGCGCCCTATGTGGGCGCTTTTTCATTTATCATTGCAATATCAGATCACCACTGCGGTGCCTGTGTAGTACCCACTACTTGCGATAAGGGGTTTAATTATGGCGTATAAGCCATGGTATGAACGTGCCGCTGAATTGAACGGCAAAGACGAAGTCGAGAACTTCATGCGTGGCATGTTCGGCGGTCGTCCTAAAGACAAACAACCAATTATTACTGGTCTTATCGCAGGCTACGTCGGTGGAAAAGTTGCTGGCAAATCCGTTGCGAAGGCCAGGAAAAAGAAGTGAAGAAAGACCACGTCCTTAACGCTATTCACAAAGCAAGCCACGAGACCTCTCGACTTGTAGGAGCGCACATGCGCTCAGAAGCCAAAGCAACTGGATGGCCATCACACGTAGTGAGTGGCATGAGTGTTGCCTATACCAAAGACGGCTTTACTGCTAATGTGAATGAGAAGCATCATGCAGAAGCACTCGACCATGAGTACGGAACCCCTAGCAGACAACCAAGTGGGGCAATTCGTCATACAGCAAATAGAACTGCTGAGTCAGAAAACTTCTTAGTCAACCGTCTCTTCAAGCATCTGGAGGCTCACCTATGAGTTTCTTGCTAGAAGAAGATGAGGCACTTCGTAACCTTCTTAAGGACATGGTCGTTACCGATCAGAAGTCAGTTACTGAAGAGGGACCACAACGCAAAGTAGGCGTATGGTTTGGTCAGCCTGACCAGGAAATCCGTAATCAGTCATACCCTTACATTACAATTGACATGATCGATATTGCAGAGGCATTCGATCGTGCACATCGTGGACGAGTAATTGCAGACTACTATCCAGACCCAGATACTATGGCAACAGGAGTTAACTGGGACACAGACTTGCACGCTAAGGATATGGACTATCCCATTCCAGTAAACCTTGATTATCAAGTTACTACCTATGCACGTCAGCCACGTCATGATCGTCAAATCTTGGCGCAGTTGCTGTACACAAAGATTCCATTACGATTTGCAGTTTTGAATGTGGGTCCAGATACCCAGTTCGGAACTACACGTCGTCTGGATGTTCTTGATATCTCCAAGCGAGATATTACAGAACAAGGAAAGCGTTTATTTGTAAACGCAATCACGGTGCGTATCTCTAGTGAGATTGCTCCGACTACATTCAACAAACTATACAAGGTGCAAGAACTTCAGGTCACAGGTCCGACTGACGGCGGTAGCCAAATTATTGGTCGTAATCAGTTTACTCCTATCGAGTTCACTATCCCCGAATAATACGGAACCCTTACCCAACTAGTTAGGAGAAGAAATGGCATATAGCCGCCCAGGTGTTTACATCAGTGAACGCCTACTACCAGCACCACTACCAGGTGGTGTCACCGCTAATGCTGCTGGCGCTGTTGTTGCACCTTTTGCACAAGGACCAGAAGCCGTAACGCTTGTTTCATCTTGGTATGAATTTACTAAGTACTTTGGAGGCTATAACGCCTTATACCCAGCCACTTTCCAAGTTGGCGCATTCTTTTCAAATGGAGGACGTGAACTTTATGTAAAGCGTCTTCTTGCTGCAGACTCTACGACAGCATCAGTTGACCTGATTACCTCAGGAGATGCAATTGTTGCGACTGTTACATCTAAGAACGCAGGAACAGATGGTAATAAACTTCGTATTGTTGTTACTGCTGGATCAGTTGCGTCAACATACACGATAACTCTTCTCAAGGAGTCAGGTGTTGCAAATGACATCGATGACGATATCCTTCTTGAGCGTTATGAGAACGTGGTATTTAATGACCCAACATCTACAGATTTTGCAGAGACAGTCATCAACCTCGTTTCACCAAACATTGAAGTCAGCGATAGCGATTCTGGTGTTCCAGTTTCAACTACCTATCCGTTGACAGGTGGTTCAAATGGAACTGCTGTAGTTGCTACTGACTACACAAACTACAAGGCAAGCGGCGATGCAGTAATTGAAGACTTTGCCCCTATTGATCGCCCACTTGTGTTCTTCCTTCCAGACGTTAACTCGTTAGCATCAGGTAGTGCAGGAGTATTTGACACAGTAACTTCATGGTCAGAATCAAACAATGGATTTGTTGTTATTGATACTGATCCCGACTACACAGTTACAAACGCAATTTCGTTTGCTGGTTCTTTGACAGACACAAGCAATGCTGCTGTCTACTACCCGCACGTGTATATTGCTGATCCACTGGGACGTGGAAGTGGCGCCCTTCGCAAGATCGGTCCAGCAGGTTCTGTTGTAGGTCTCTACCTATCAACTGATGCAAGCCGTGGAGTGTTCAAGGCTCCAGCAGGTATCGGTTCAGCAATTCAAGGAATCGTTGCAATGGAGCGTTCTTTCTCATCTGCAGAACTCGACTCAATGAACGCAAGCACATCTCCAGTAAACCCAATCCGTCAGATTCCTGGCGCTGGTCTTTCTGTTATGGGTGCTCGTACATTGAAGCAAGATGGCACTGCTAACAAGTATGTCAACATGCGTCGCTCTCTCATCTACATCCGTAAGAACATCAAGAACCTTACTGAGTTCGCTATCTTTGAAAACAACGAGGAAAGACTGTGGGCACAAATCCGCACAAACCTCAATGTATTCCTAGGCGAATACAGGAACCAAGGTGGTCTACGTGGCACAACTCCAGCACAATCTTACTTCGTTAAGTGCGATGCTGAGAACAACAGTGCACAACAAATCGCTAACGGCGAAGTCCATATCCAGGTTGGTGTTGCATTGCAATACCCAGCAGAGTTCATCGTCATCGACCTCAGCCAAAAGACGCTGAACTAAACCGAAGGAGAAAAATAAATGGCAGTAATTAACAATCGGTCAACACTATTGACTGATCCATTACGTAACTTTCGATTCTTAGTTACGTTTCAACCACAGGGGAACATGGCTGATCTTGGCCTAACTAAAGCAACGCTTGGGTTTACCTCTGTATCAGGATTGTCGGTTGCTACCGACTCTATTCCTTACCGTGAAGGTGGCTACAACACCACTGTCCACCAGATTCCTGGTCAGACAACCTTCACACCCCTAACACTTCAGCGTGGTGTTCTTATCGGAAGCAAGCAGAACTGGGACTGGATGCGTAACTTATTTGCAACAGTCACTGCTGGTAACACCACTCGTGGAGTAGACCAGAACTTCCGTTGCGACCTAGAGATTGCAGTGCTATCGCACCCAATGCCTGGATCACCAAACCAGAACGACACAGCAGAAACATCAACAGACCACGTAGCGATGCGCTTCAAGGTGTACAACGCATGGCCTACCTCAGTTGCATACTCAGACCTTAACGCAGGTGACAACGCACTACTCGTAGAGCAGATGACGCTTGTTCATGAAGGCTTTGATATCAAGTGGGCTGAAAACTACACAGACACAAACACCAACTTCTAATAAAGGACTAACATGACGCAAACAATTAGTGCAGCGACTAACCCCGCATTGGCAAATAACTTGATTAATTCTGCATTGGCTGAGACGCCAGTACAGAAAGAAGTAAAGATCACACCTCCTTCGGACAATACTGTGAATCTCCCTGGTGGCTATCTAACAGCCACTGGGGAGATCATCACGGAGGCCGAGGTACGTGAACTTAACGGCTCTGATGAAGAGGCTATTGCTCGTTCGGCTAATATCGGTAAAGCAATCCTTACAATTCTTAACCGTGGAACAGTTCGTATCGGCAATCAAAAAGCCGATGAGAAGTTACTAGATCAACTACTCTCTGGTGACAGAGATATGTTGGTACTGGGAATTCTTAAGTCGACCTTCGGTAAGACCGCTGACATTGGCGGATACTGCGAAGGATGCGAAGAGGTAAAGACAGTACAAGTTGATCTTGATACAGACATTAAAGTCAAGGCTCTAATGGACCCAATCAATGATCGAATTTTTACTGTACAAGGAAAAACTCGTACATACACGGTGCAACTTCCTACAGGAGTCACTCAGAAAGAGATGCTGGTGAACTCTGACAAGACATCGGCAGAATTAACGACAATTATGTTAGAGAACACAGTGATGAAGATTGATGAGTCTCCAGTACTCAGCAAACTTCAGGTGCAGAACTTAGGTCTTGTAGATCGTCGCACTATCAGTGAAGCAATCAACAAGCGTCTATGTGGCCCTCAGTTCG